CACGGAAGAGTTAGAGAAAGTCAAAGCATCACTACCCGTTGGTAAATGGAACGCACAGTGGATGCAAGCACCAACATCAGAGGAAGGTGCAATTATTAAACGTGAATGGTGGATGTTATACAATAAGGATCACATACCACCACTACAACACGTCATACAATCTTACGACACAGCATTTCTTAAAAAAGAAAAAGCTGACTACTCAGCCATAACCACGTGGGGTATTTTCTATCCAAATGAAGACAGCCCAGCTAATTTAATACTATTAGATGCTATTAAAGGCAGGTACGAGTTTCCAGAGCTCAGACGTTTAGCCTTACAGCAATACAAGTATTGGCAACCTGAATCTGTGATTATAGAGGCAAAAGCATCAGGATTGCCTCTAACCTACGAGCTTCGGCAAATGGACATCCCAGTAATTAACTTTACACCAAGCAAAGGAAATGATAAGCATGCTAGAGTAAACGCAGTAGCGCCTCTTTTTGAATCTGGAATGATATGGGCGCCAGATCAGAAATTTGCAGAAGAGGTTATAGAGGAATGTGCAGCATTCCCTAATGGCGATTACGACGACCTTGTGGATTCTACAACACAAGCTATCATGCGCTTCAGGCAGGGCGGATTGATAACTCACCCTGAAGACTATCTTGACGAGAAAAAAGACCCTACACCGAAGGTATATTATTAATGGTTAGCAGATTAAAAAATTTACGAGATTTAGTATATTCGATCATAAGAAAACGAGGCGTGGGCAAAGGTTCAGGAATCACGGATATTGGAACAAACACATTAAAACTAAATCAAGAGGCCATGGACATCATCGCCGAGATGCAGAAAGCAGGTTACAAACTTGAAAACATCGACGAAGCATCAATTAAAATATTTCTAAACAATAGAAACCAACCAGCTCCCACAGGAAAACAAATTATAGATTCCATGGAGGAGACAGATGTTTTCTCTCAAGATGATCCTTTTATCGGTTTTAAGCCCAAGATTGTTAAGGACACTAAAAAAGTTGATCCAGTCAAAGCAACTTCAGCTAAAGATTTGATGAGCGAACTGGCTAAACTGACAAGTAAAAATGTTGACGATATTAAACTAGGCATAGCGTCTAAAACTAAAAAAACAAAAGATCCTGTAGATCCTGTTCTACAAGAGTTAGAAGACAGAGCTAAACCTTTCAAAGAGTTTGAGGCTAGAGATAAAACAAGATCAGGTAAAATTAATTATGAAGTCATGGAAGATTTTCTAGGCACGAAACTTCGTGGCGATGAAAAATTTGATGAATTATTAGAAATCGAGAGAAAAGCAAAAGCTAAAAAACCACCAGAGGATAAAGCAGACGGTGGCAGAATAGGATTTGGAGAAGGTAGCACTGGATCTGGTTTACCTGCTATACAATTAGAAAGTCAACCCAAAGGAGATCTACCGCCAGTGATGCCTGAAACTTTTGGGTTTCAACCTTTAATGCCTATAATGAATGAAAAAATGATTACTGAAGGCAGTTCTTTAAAAGAACTTATGAAAGCAATTGGACAAAGAACTACACCTAATCTTGGCATAGGTTATAAGATGCCATTTATGGGTGGCACTCTAAGTTTTGGTGGCGGGCCTTTTATTGGTGATACATCCAATCAAGGCATAGGTTTTGGATTTAGAAAATCATTTAAGGATGGCAGTAAAATGTCTCGTAGAACATTTTTAAAATTAATGGGTGGACTTGCAGCACTACCTATTGTTGGTAAATTTTTTAAAGGTGCTAAAACCGCTACTAAGATTGCCGAGACAACAACAACTTCTGGTGTGCCATCATATTTTCCAAAACTTGTACAGAAGATAAAAGAATTTGGTACAGATGTAACACAAAAATCTGCAACAGTAGAACGTCAAAGAGTTATTGAATATAAGAATTATGAACTTACTGAAGATTTAACTACTGGAGATATGAGAGTTGTAAAAACAGATGAGGGCATGGGAACTTTTCAAACTGCAGATGGAGACTTTGATACTTTCGATGGAATCTCATCTCAAGAAGTTATGGACTTTAAAAAAGGGTATCAAGAGATAGATCCTAAAACTGGAAAAACTATTGAGGTTCCTAATGAGTATGAAGAAGTAACAGTTAGACCAGACATGGACGGTAAGATGAAAGACGTTGAAGATGGTTTAGATAATCTTGATGAAATTTTAAACGAGGTTGGAGAAGTTCAAACTAAAAAGAAAAAACTTGCAAGTGGCGGCGTCGCTTACATGCTAGGAGAATAATGAAGATTAACGAATATAACGAGATGATGGCTTACTTAACGAAGCCAGATAAAAAACCTGTAATACCAAAAAGCAAACCAAAAAAATCTACAAGAGAAGCTTACAAAGAATATCTAGAGATCAGACCTTTCTTAGATGCAGAGTCTCAAATGTTTATAGAGAAGGAGTTAGGATTTGCAATGGGTGGATCTGTGGAAACACCTAAACGTGGCTTGGTTGATGAACCAGGAAGTTATGCTGGTGAAGGTGGAGAAATTAGAAAAACAATCCTTGCAAATATTGATAATATTAAATCAGACTATTTAAAAGGATTAACTCTTCCTTCTTTAGCAGAAAAATATCTTCCTGACAAAAAGTTCAAATCGGTAAACTCCACTCTTGATAGAGAGCTTAATAAGGTAGTTTCAAAAAAAGAAAAAATAGCTAGAAGCAAAATTAAACCAATGGTAAGAAGAAATCCTGTTTTTAAAGACCCTAAAAAATTAGCTAAATTTGAAAAAGATATTTCAAAATTAACCTTAAAAGAATTAGTAAAAAAATATAAAGTAAATAAAAACACTGTCTCTGAGTATATTAGAAGTAAGCCTGAATTAGAAAAAACTAGAGTGTTAGCTATGTCTACTCCTGAAATGGTTAATGCAAGACTAAAGGATATTGTTGATGAAATTAAAGATATAAAAGTATCTAAATACCTTAAAACCAATAGTCCAGAGATTATGAAAATAAGTAAAAATTTAAATAGAACGCCTGGACAGATTTTATCCGATATTAATAAGATTCGATTAAATCCAAATAGAATTAAAATTTCTAAAGATGTTTTAAATAAAATTGATTTTTTTCCTAAATCTATTTCTGCAGAGGATGATATAATTATTCAAGGGTTTAGTCCTAAAACTGCAAAAGTAGTAAAACAAGTTAGAGAAGCGTCAGCAATAGTTACAGAGGCGGCCTCTAATCTTGAGCATAGCTTACCAAAATCTATTATTAGAGAATTTAAATTACCAAAAAAATATACTTTAACAGCAGAAAGAACTACAAGCTTTTTAAACCAATTTAAAAAACAATTTGATGATCAATTATTAAAACTTGCACAATCACACGCACGAGGAGAAATAAATTATGATCAATACAAAGAGGGTGTAAATAAAATAAGAAAAACAGTGTTTGATAAAACAGGGGGCTACAAAATAGGGTATGTAGATTTTGTTGATGGAAAACCAGTCCCTGTTACAGAACAAAAGTCTTTGTTAAAAGGTCAAGGAGATATCGGTAAAAGAACCACTGGTTTAATTAATTATTTTAAAAACTCAGTTTTTCATAATAACCTATATAAAAATTATAAAGCAAATCCAAAAGATCCTGCTTTTGGAACTTTAAGAGACGAAATTAAAAAATCTAAATTTAAATTTGTAGAGGAAATTGAAGCTGAAAAAACTTTTAACGCTATAAAAAATTTTAAAGAACCAAAAGATTTTTTTAAATTTTACAAACAAAATCCAGACAATGTTTTCTTTAAAGCTTTGAGTAAGGTTGCAAGTTTAACTGGTGGTAAAGGTAAATTGCTTTTAGGAGGGGCAGCAACTTTTCCGTTTTTAGCTACTGCTCTTGCAGCAGATGAACCAGACACTCAAACCACAACACCTGTAGTAGATGAGGTTGAAACACAACCAAAACTTCCAAGTTTTAAAGATACCGCAATAGGGGGAACCGCAGCAGCTGTAGGATCTAAGTTTACTAAAACAGACCCTTTGAAAAAGTTTAGAAGATTTATTACTGCTGCTCCTGTAAGAAAAGGTTTTGGAAAAATATTGAGAGGAGCTGGAACACCTTTTGGTGGTTTGGCTCTTGCTGGAACAAATGTTCTTTCTAAAATGAGTGAAGGTCAAAGTCTTGCAGATGCAGTTGTAGACCCCATAACTGGTTTAGAATTATCTTTTCCTGGTTTGTTTAAAGAAAATATAGCTAAAATTACAAAAAACCCAAGATTGCAGACAGCACTAAAATTAGGTAGGTTTGGTAGAATGTTAAATCCTGTGGGATTGGGACTAGCCGCATTAGGACAAGGACAAGAATTTTATAATCAATACCAAGCCTTAAAAGATTTAAAAGAACAAAATCCTAGAGCGTATGAAGAATTTATATCACAAAGAGTTGGTCCTGCATTAAGCACTGCTGAACAAATAGCTATTGAAGACATGGGTGCTAGATCAGGTGCAGCAGGTGGTGGTATAATGAAAATGGCTGGTAAATCATCAGGCCCACCGCCAGAATCAGGACCTATACCACAGGGCTTGGATTTTTTATTTAAACGTGGTAGATAAATGACGGAGTAATAAATGGCAGATATAGACAAAGGACTCCCTAGTAATACTCGTACCGAAGTAAAAGTTCCTGGCGCGGAAGAGGTCGAAGTAAAAGAGGAGATCAAAGAACAGTTACCAGTAGAAGTTACACCTGAAGAAGATGGAGGTGCGACTATCAACTTTGAACCAGGTTCCATTAACATACCTGGCACAGAATCTCATTTTGATAACCTAGCAGATATTTTACCTGATGATGTTTTAAATCCATTAGGTAATGAAATGAAAACAAATTACATGGACTATAAAATGTCCAGAAAAGATTGGGAAAAATCTTACACTGACGGGCTTGACTTACTCGGATTCAAATATGAAAACAGAACAGAACCTTT